TATGCACTGGCATTTGGTATCTCCTTTTTTATTTGCCAAAGCCCTTGTAATCAATTCGCATAAGATTAAAAGCGTTTTTTATCACCAACTGAAAGAAAGTTTAAAATGACAAATGTAGACCAAGCGATTGCAGAGTTTTATGACCTTGCCAGGACGCACAAGATCAGGGCTTATCAGATAGCGAATGAAGCTGGCCTGACCCGCGTCACCCTATCTAATTGGAAAAGCAAACGCAACGAACCGACGCTTGGTGCATGGCTGCTGGCTAATGAAGCGCTGAACCGGTTGGTTGAGCAAAAAACCACCACATGAGACGCTTCGGCAAATATCGCGCTGTAAAGTCTCAGTGCAGCGCTGGTCACACCCACGATAGCAAGCGAGAGGCTATCAGGTGCAACGAGTTACACGATCTGCAAGTGGCTGGAGCTATCAGTGACCTAATCATCCACCCGCAATACTGGTTCGTCATCAACGGCAAACAGCTAAAACACAGCAATGGACGGCGCGTTGGCTATAAATCTGATTTCGAATATGTCGAAAACGGAATCCAAATTACGGAAGACGTGAAGGGAGTCGTTGTCAGGGATTGGCCTTTGCGCCGCGCTGTCTTTATTGCGCTATTCCCCTACCACCAGCTTCGTGAGACCAAATGAAAAAAGGGTGACCGAAGCCACCCAAAGTTTGTGTTGGTAAGGAGAAAACCAATCCGCGCAAGATACGCTGAAGCGTATGGCTGGTCAATTAGTCGCAAAAATTATGTTTTACTAATGCGCGTTTTGAGTTATGTAAGAGCGAGCGGGGAGCGCCGAAAGGTAGTAAGGCACTCGACCCGCTCTAACAACGCCTAGATCCAGGAGGCATCGCTGTAATGAGTAATACACGCCACAGAACCATCAAGCAAGGGGCTTTGCAATGAGCCGCCATAGCTTTGATCCGGTTATCGCCAAGCAAGTTGGCTTGAACGCCGCCACAATATATCAAAACATATTATTTTGGGCTGAGGTCAATGCAGCCAACAATAAGCACATCCATGATGGATATATCTGGACTTATAACTCAATCGTCGCTTTCGGTGAATTGTTTCCATATTTGACACTGAAGCAAATCAGGACGGCTTTAACCAAGCTAGAAGATGACGGATTGATTGTTAGCGGCTGTTATAACAAGTCCGCCTATGATCGAACAAAGTGGTATGCGCCGACTTGCCCACTAGGAAAATCCGACTTGCCCTCAGGGGCAAATGAAATTGCCCAGAAGGGCGAACCTATACCAGATATAAACACAAATAATAAACCATATGTAATTATAGAGGGGTTTCCTCTCTGGTTGCCAATAGAGGCTTGGCAGGGTTGGGTGGAGATGAGGAAGCAGCGCAAGCGCCCATTAACCGATAGAGCGAAAGCAAGGGCGCTCACCAAGCTGGAAGCCTTGCACTTAGCAGGATATGACATCAACGAATTGCTAGACCGTTCGACAATCAACGGCTGGCTGGATATATACGAACCGAAAGGCGCGAAAAATGCAGGAAATAGCCAACACGCAACAGAGCCAACTAACCCAATGGTCAGAGCCGTCCTTGCCAGCCAAGCTAAACGATCTGCTGATGGGGAGCGATTTGCCGACGATTGGGCCTAAGTCTGCTGAGACATTGCAACAGTATGTGGATGCGCCGCGCCCACCAATGCCAGAGCGTGAACAGGTCGAAGTGATGATTGCGAAGCTTGCACTAGCCACTGCCAGCCAAAAGCGCAGCCAAGAGGAAGAATCGGAGCGGCTGGAATTATACTGGATGACATTGCGAATCTATCCACTGGTCGATCTGCGCGGTGCGTTTCTTAAATTGCTGCGGACTTGCAAGTTTATGCCAACCCCTGCTGAGATCGATTCCGTTGTGCAGGAAGAAGGCAGGGCGCGTAGACGCAAATTGATGCGAGCCGAATATCTGTTGATGCTGCACCACAGAGATTATGTTCCGCCCAAAGAATACGTCACGGCTGAAGAACTGGCAGAACTGCGGAGCAACCTTCAAATTGGCCAAGGCTAACGGCAGTGCGGCAACCAGCTTGATGTGCGACCTGATAAAATATGACCTCGGAAGCATATCACTGGATGATATACGCAATAACTGGGCTAAGGGGCGATATAAGGGCGCACCCGAAGCCTGGGCGATTGCTGCGATTGAACACGCAAAACGACAAAAAGCGTAATTAAATGAAAAAAACGCTTTACAGAATAAATAGCCTTTTTTATAAGGGGGCATCAGCAAGGGAATTATCCCGCCAACAAGGAGACTGACATGACATTGGTTCACAAAACATCGCGCACAGAAATTTGGGAAGTTACCGAAGATTACGGTTCTGACTTCTACGTCTACGTCAACGGCAAGCACGTTCGCACTTGCCCATCACTAGGCATGGCGATGGAGTATGCAGCATGAGCCAGAACCTCACAGAACTTGCACAAGTCGCCATCGGCGCACTGAAGGCGTTCAATGCAGAGCGTGACCGCCAGCAACGCGAATGGTCGATGTCACGCTTTGGTCAGAACTTCCGTGGCAATGGCCCTGACATACATGAGCATCAGCACATTGAGCTACGCCAAGAGATGGTTCGCTTTGATGAGCAGCCACTGGAAACCTTAGAGGAGCTGATGTGGCTTAACGACATGGTGGAAGCATGACATCGACAAAGCTTAAAGTGCTGGTCGCTTGTGAATATAGCGCCACTGTCAGGGACGCATTCCGCGCATTGGGCCATGACGCATGGTCTTGCGATATACTGCCAACAGACGGAGACCCGCGCTGGCATATAGAAGGCGATGCGCTGGAAGCTGTTTACGGGGGGGGGCATTGGGATTTAATGATAGCCCACCCGCCCTGCACTTACATGACTAACGCTGGGGTGCATTGGCTGCATAAAGACCCAACACGCTGGGATAAACTTGACGAAGGCGCTGCTTTCTTCAAGGCTCTGTGGGATGCTCCAATTGAACGCGTAGCTATAGAGAATCCGGTAATGCACAAATATGCCAAAGAACGCATTGGCGGGATGCGGCAGACTCAGACAATCCAGCCGTATCAGTTTGGACATATGGAGCAGAAAGCTACTTGCCTATGGCTCAAGGGACTTATGCCACTTAGACCAACGACTGATCTAAAGGCAGAAACAAAAGCATTGCCGGACAATCAACGCCAGCGCCTTCACTATCTGCCACCTTCGGTTGACAGGTGGAAACTACGCAGCACTACGTTCAAAGGCATAGCAGAAGCTATGGCAGACCAATGGGGTGGACAAATAATTTAATCTAAAGGCTAAGGAGACGAAAATGATTTACGCAGATTTAATTCGCCAATGGGCGCAAGACCGTAACCTTATCGAAGGCAGCGACCTAAAAAGCCAATTCGTCAAACTGATCGAAGAAGCTGGTGAGCTGGCTAACGCTATCGGCAAAAAGAACGACATAGAGTTTGCAGACGCCATAGGTGATATGTTCGTTGTTCTGACTATCATGGCTGCACAGAACAGAATGCACATTGAAGATTGCATTGATGGCGCATGGCAGGAAATCAAAGACCGTAAGGGCAAGATGCTCGACGGAATTTTCGTAAAGGACGCATGATGTTTGAAAACGATTTTGATTGGGAAGATAAGGAAGAAGAAATAGTGCTTGTTGACAGCCGTGGCATGACACCTCGACAAGCTAATCTGCTGGAAATTGAAGCTATTGCTAAAGCGCACTGCTTCACTTTGGAGGACATTTTAGGCCCACGTAAGTTCAAGCCATTGGTAGCAGTGCGTCGCAAGTGCATTGTCATGCTGCGTGAAAAGGGACACACCACCACAGGGATAGGTCGCATTATGAACCGCGACCACACAACAATCGTCCATTCTCTACAAAAGAGCAAGGCTGGGACATGACACCTGAAAAGCTAAAACTGGCCCGTAACTACATGGGCTATAGCGTGAACGAAATGGCAGATGCACTGCGCCTGTCACCAGCAAGCGGCGGAACAACCATTCGCAAGATGGAATCCGGCAAGGTAAACATTACTGGGCCTATTATGGTCGCAGTCGATGCTATGCTGAAGGGCTATGATCCGTTTGGATATGAGGATGAAGAAGATGAGTGCTAACGAATACCAAGTAGGTGGAGACCATTACGCATCAAAGGACATTCAGCCCTGGGACGCTATGGAATCATGGATGACCAAAGAGGCGTTTGCTGGTTATCTGCATGGAAATTGTATAAAGTATCTGGCAAGGTATAAAGACAAGAACGGAGTGCAGGATTTAGAGAAGTGCCAGCACTATCTTTCAAAGCTTATTGAGGTGGAATATGGACACAGTGACTAAGATGATCTAAAAGGTTTTCACCAGACCTTTGATGGAAGCTGAGACAAATGGCACTAACACCTAAACAAGAGCGTTTCGCTCACGAAGTTGCATCGGGCAAAAGTCAAGCAGAGGCTTACAGAACAGCCTTTAATGTTAAGCCGACAACTAAACCAGAAACCAGTCAAGCCAATGCTTGCAGGCTAATGGCAGATAGCAATGTTTCAACAAGGGTTGCTGAATTAAGAGCAGCCGTTGCAGAGCGTGTCACATGGACGCTTGCAGACAGTCTTGATGTTCTCTCCACGATAGCCAAAGGATTAGACGCAGACGCAAAGCCAAGCGACAAGGTGAACGCTGTAAAGGCCATCAACGCAATGATTGGGCTAGACGCTCCATCAAAGCTCAACGTCACAGGAAATCTGGTAACACACATCCAGCGTGAAGTGATTGATGACAACGCTGAAGATTAAAACACCGCGCTGGTTCAAGCCATTCCTCAATCCCAGCCGCTATAAAGGCGCACATGGTGGCCGTGGATCAGGCAAGAGCCATGCCTTTGCGGAAATGGTTATTGAAGCTCATGTAATGGATCAGCGGCGCAGAACAGTCTGCGTGCGTGAAATACAGAAGTCGTTGAGCCAGTCGGTCAAGCGTTTGCTGGAGCTAAAGATCGAACAGCTTGGCGTTCAGGATTACTTTGAGATACAAGAGACGCAGATTAAGTCCGTTCATGGCGATGGGCTAATCATCTTCCAGGGGATGCAGAACCACACTGCCGATTCCATCAAGTCGCTTGAAGGTTACGACTGCGCTTGGGTGGAAGAAGCGCAGACGCTATCGCAACGCTCGCTCGACCTATTGCGTCCGACAATCCGTAAGCCTGAATCAGAACTATGGTTCACATGGAACCCACTGAACAGCACAGACCCGATTGATATGCTGCTGCGTGGTGAAAGCCCACCGCCTGACGCTATCGTCTCACAGGTAAACTACCGAGACAACCCTTGGTTCCCTGATGTGCTTAAACACGAAATGGAATACGACAGGGAGCGCGACCCTGACAAGTACAAGCACGTTTGGCTTGGTAGCTACGCATCGAACAGCGAAGCGCGAGTATTCCGCAACTGGAAGATTGAGGACTTCGAAACGCCAGATGACGCAACGCATCGCTTTGGCGCTGACTGGGGCTTTGCATCTGACCCGACAGTCCTGATCCGTTGCCACGTTATCGGTAGAACAATCTATGTTGATTACGAAGCGTATCGCGTTGGCTGCGAGATTATGGACACGCCTGACCTATTCTTCACTATACCGGACTCTGAGAAGTGGCCTATCGTCGCTGATAGCGCTCGACCTGAAACAATCAGTCACATGAGAAAGCACGGCTTCCCTAAGATTATGCCAGCAGTCAAAGGGCCGAAGTCTGTAGAGGAAGGCGTTGAATGGCTGAAGTCATACGACATCGTTGTTCACCCGCGCTGCCAACACACGATTGACGAACTAACGTGCTACAGTTATAAAACCGATCCCTTGACAGGCACTATCTTGCCAATACTTGCGGATCGTGATAATCACCTTATAGATGCGCTACGTTATGCGTGCGAGGCCATACGTCGAGCAGTCCCACCAAAGGCTTTCGATGTTCAACCTTTGGCAACTGTGAGTAAATGGTAAATGGCTCGACTGAACAAAGAACAAAGATTCACGAACATCCATCAACAGGCGTTGACAGAGTTTGATCGTGTTCAATCCTCAGTCCGTGATGAACGCTTGCAGTGCCTTCAAGACAGACGCTTCTACTCCATCGCTGGGGCGCAATGGGAAGGCCCACTCGGTGAGCAATACGAAAACAAACCACGCTTCGAGGTAAACAAGATTCACCTTAGCGTCATTCGTATCATCAACGAATATCGTAATAACCGCATCGCTGTAGACTTTGTTAGCAAAGATGGCGAAGCAAACGACAAGCTGACCGAAGTATGTAATGGTCTCTATCGTGCGGACGAACGGGACAGCGGCGCAGAAGAAGCTTACGATAACGCTTTTGAAGAAGCTGTAGGCGGTGGATACGGCGCATGGCGTTTACGCACTGCTTACGAAGATGAAGAAAATGACGAAGACGAACGCCAGCGCATCCGCATAGAGCCAATCTATGACGCTGACAGCTCGGTGTTCTTCGATCTGGATGCAAAGCGCCAGGATAAAGCCGACGCTAAGTATTGCTTCGTTCTATATTCCATGACCTATGACGCTTACAAAGCTGAGTGGAATGATGACCCAACGACATGGCCTAAAGAAGTTCACCAGTATGAGTTCGACTGGGATACGCCTGACGTTGTGTTCGTCGCTGAATACTACCGCGTTGAAGAAACCCGCGAGACTGTCCGCATCTTCCTGACCATCCAAGGCGAAGAAGAACGCTACACGCAAGCAGACTTCGATGCAGACGAAACGCTAGAAGAAACACTGGCTGCTGTTGGCACGGTCGAAGTACGCCAGAAGCGGGTAAAGCGTAAGCGTGTTCGCAAGTATATCATGAGCGGCGGCGGCATCCTTGAAGATCAGGGCTACATCGCAGGCAGGAACATTCCAATCGTTCCTGTCTATGGCAAGCGTTGGTTCGTCGATAACGTCGAGCGTTGCATGGGCCATGTGCGCCTAGCCAAAGACCCACAACGCCTGAAGAATATGCAGCTATCTAAGCTGGGTGAAATCAGTGCGCTTTCGTCCATTGAAAAGCCAATCTTGCTTCCTGAACAAGTATCAGGACATCAAGTCATGTGGGCAGAGGACAACCTTCGGAACTATCCTTATCTGTTGGTCAACCCGATCACAGGGCCAAATGGTGAGACTCAGGCTACTGGCCCAGTTGCTTACACTAAGTCGGCAGCGATTCCACCAGCAATGGCAGCACTGCTTCAGATCACTGAACAAGACATGGCTGAGATACTGGGAAGCAGCCAGCAAGCCGACAAGATGGTCAGCGGCATCAGCGGCAAGGCTGTGGAGTTAATCCAAACCCGCTTAGATATGCAGACGTTCATCTACATGAGCAACATGGCGAAAGCTGTGCGTCGCTGTGGTGAGATATGGCTGTCAATGTCGAAAGACATCTACGTTGAAGAAAAGCGCAAAATGAAGACCGTCGGCGCTATGGAAGAAGTCGGTTCGGTTGAACTGATGAAGCCACAGATCGATGAAGAAACAGGCGAACTTATTTATGAGAACAACCTGGGCGATGCCTTGTTTGATGTCGCTGTTGACGTTGGCCCATCTTCATCCAGCCGTCGTGATGCCACAGTCCGTGCGCTTACTGGCATGATGCAAGTCACAACTGACCCGACAACCCAGCAAGTTCTACAGTCAATGGCTATCATGAACATGGAAGGCGAAGGCATTGGCGACATCAAGGAATACTTCCGCAAGCAGCTAGTCCAGATGGGCGTGATGCAGCCAAGCGAAGAAGAACTGGCTCAGATGCAGGAAGCGCAAGCAAACGTGCAGCCTGACGCACAGACAATGTATCTTATGGCTGAAGCGCAGAAGTCTGAAGCCCTGGCTCGTAAGGCTGACGCTGATACTCAGCTTACAATGGCAAACGCTGAGAAGGCAAAGGCTGATACACTTTCGATTCTGTCAGAGATTGATAACCCAACCAACAACACGCGCACCGAAGTCAAGGTTGAGCAAGTTGATCCAATCAAACAAGAGCGTGAACTCTTGGATATTGAGAGCAAGCGTTTCGACCTAGCAATTAAGATGCGTAAGCTCGAAGAACTGGAATCAAAAGTTGATACTGTGAAGGCCCAGATTACGGCAGCACAAACCCTATCTGAAGCCAGCCAAAGCATCACAAGTGCAGTGTCAGGGATTGATAGCGGCGTTGCTGGCTTTAAGCAGGCGGTTGACGCAATGAGCAAGACTCAGCGGGAAGCTACTGAGGCTGCAATCAAAGCGGTTAATCGACCAAAGAAACTGATCCGCGAAAAAGGCAAGATTGTCGGAATAGAATAAGGAATATTTATGGCTAACGCATTATACCCTTTGTGGAAAGAGCAGTTGCTCCAGTTCACAGCAAACAACAACCTCTCGGCTGGCACTGTTAAGGTGGCTCTGATCGACACTGGCGTCTACACTTACAGCGCCGCAGACCAGTTCTATTCGTCGGCATCTGCTGCGGCAGTAGGCACTCCGCAAACGATTGGCTCCAAGACGTTCACTAACGGCGTGTTTGATGGCGCTGACGTTACGTTTACGACAGTTACTGGTAGCACAGTTGAGGCTCTCATCCTTTACATTGATACCGGCTCGGCTGCTACATCACCCTTGGTGGCATACATTGATACAAGCGTCACTGGTCTACCTGTAACACCAAATGGCGGCAACATTGATATTACTTGGAATGCTTCTGGTATCTTTGCACTTTAAGGCATCGCAATGGTTAAAATCGAATTCGAGTTTGCCACACCTTACGGCGTGTTCCGTGATGCGCTGCATTTTCTTGACGACCACACGTTCACCGACGAACAGATCGCGGCCATGAAGCAGGAGCGTCTGGATAACTGGCTGTTCGCTGTAGAAAACCCGCCAGAAGCGGTGAGCGAAGATGGCTAACCGTTATTGGGTAGGTGGCACAGCAGACTGGAATGGTACGGCAGGTACTAAGTGGGCCACTACCTCTGGCGGTGCCGGTGGCGCGTCTGTTCCAACTACCGCTGACGATGTGTTTTTTAGCGCCTTATCCACTGGCACTTGCACGATTGCCACTGGCAATACTGGCGCGAAGTCTATTAACTGCACTGGCTTTACTGGGACGATCACTGGTTCGGCTGCAATCACTGTAGCTGGCAGCGTCACGCTCAGTGCGCTTATGACTTACACCCACACAGGCATAGTAACCTTAAGTGGGACGGGGACGCTGACTACTGCGGGTAAGACGTTTAGCCAAACTACGGTTAATGGTTCCGGTATTACAGTTACGCTTGGCGATGCACTTAACATAGCCAGCCAAACACTGACAATCGTGCAAGGGACGTTTAATACGGCAAACTTTGCTGTGACGGCTGGGTCGCTATCGTCATCTAACTCTAACGTCAGAACCATCACGCTTGGCAGTAGCACAGTCACCCTATCTGCATCCGTGGCTGTGAACTTTGCTACATCTACAAACCTCACGTTTAACGCAGGAACATCTCAACTTAATATATCTAATACAAGCCCATCTTTTAGTGGCGGCGGTCGAGCTTTTTACAACGTCACCTTTACCAATACAAGCGTTGGCACTCGCTCCATGACAGGCGGAAGCGCCACAAACACATTTAACAACCTGACGCTTACCGCCAATGGAAGTGGCTTAACGCAACTGGCTATTTCAGCAGACCAAACAGTCAACGGCACTTTTACTTGCGCTGGATCGTCTGCTATTGCTCGCGGCTTTGTTCGTTCTGACACAATCGGCACAACACGAACCCTAACCTGTGCGGCTGTATCTGCTGACGATTGTGACTTCCAAGACATTACGATTGCTGGGGCTGCTGCGCCTATCTCACCTACCCGTGGTGGTGATTGCGGGGGCAATAGCGGGATTACATTTCCTGCGGCTAAGACGGTTTATCGCGTTGGGACGAGTACAAGCTGGAACAACACTTCGTGGTCGGACACCTCTGGCGGAAGCGCAAATACAATTTACTTCCCACTGGCTCAAGACACGGCTGTAATTAACAACGACACCACGCTAACAGGAACGCTTGCATTAGGAAATGCCTACAACATCGGTACTCTTGATTGCTCTACTAGAACTATAGGCATTACGATTAACCACAACGTGAGCCAAACCCGTTACGGCTCTTACACCCTTGGCTCTGGTGTAACTGTATCAGGAGGCGCAACGCAAATCTTCTCTGGTCGCAGCACCACGGTGTTCACCAGTGCGGGTAAGACCATCACATTTGCAATTACGGTTGATCCTCCTAGCGGCACGTTTAGGCTTGGGGATGCGTTTACTTCAACAGGCTCAATTACGCACACTCGCGGCACGTTTGATGCGAATAACTATAATCTGACTTGCAGGTCGTTTAGTTCGAGCAATGGCAACACTCGCACCATCACAATGGGATCAGGGCTATGGACGTTGACCACCACAGGCAATGTGTGGGTGACTGCCACCACAACAAATCTTACTTTTAACAAAGATACCGCCGACATTTTGTTGGCCGATACCACGACTAATTCTAGGATTTTTTCTGGCGGCTCCCTGTCATACAACAAACTCACCATTGGGGGGGCTACAGGAACATCAACGCTAATCATCGATGGCGCAAGCTCATTTACAGAACTCGCCTCAACCAAGACCGTACCTCACACCGTTCGTTTAAACACCAACCTTGGCACTATAGGCACATGGAGCATAACTGGGACGGCAGGAAATGTCGTTACTGTAAACAGCAACACCGCAGGAACTCGCCGCACGTTTAGCCTGACAAACGTCACTAGCGGCATAGACTATCTAAGCGTCAAGGACATCGGCGTAAACCAAGCAAACCGCTTTTATGTTGGCGTGAACTCGACTGACGGCGGCAACAACCTGAACGTAATATTCACTGCTGCTCCGACTACGCAAACGCTGATCCCGTCGCTGTTTACTAACACTAACACTTTCTACCTAACAACGATTACGCAGACAGGCCCACCACAGTCTCTTTTGCCTAGCCTGTATTCAAACGTAAACACGTTCTACACGCCAACAGTTACTCAGGCTGGCGGCGTGCAGACGCTTACACCCTCTTTATACACCAACCCAAACACGTTTTACGCAGCGACGGTCGCAGCAAGCAACACACTCGCCCCTGCGCTATTCACAAATACGAACGTCTTTTATGCAGCTACCGTTACGGCAAGCAACACACTCGCACCTGCGCGTTACGATAACATCAATGTGTTCTACGCGCCCACAGTGGCAGCATCGAACACGATTGCTCCTGCGCTGTTTACAAACACCAACACGTTCTACAATCCGACGGTCGCCGCAAGTAGCACGCTTACCCCTGCGCGTTATGATAACGACAACGAATTTTACAGTCCAATAGTTACGATTGAGGGTGGGCCGCAAACACTTCTACCCCCGTTCTACATCAACACGAACATCTTCTATTCCCCAACGGTCAGTCAGCCAGGCGTTCAATTAGTCGGCGGCGGCGGTGATGAAGATTCACCGCGTCGGAAAGCTAAAAGCACTACGCGCAAGAAAAAAGGTTTTGCCAATGAGCGTGCAAAACTTGAGGCGTCGCTATTAAGTCAGGTTGAAAAGAGCGTTGAGGTTCTAAGCGATAGCAATCTTGCTGCCGCAAAGAAAACAGCAAAGACATTAGATGCCTATCTAAACGAAAAAGGCACATCTGACGCATTACAAAAACAACTTGATAAACTGCTAACCCAACTGGGCATCAAGAGCGCCAACGATCAGAATGATGATAGCCTCAATGCTGACTTGATAGCTGCCGCAAATGAAATTCAAGAGTTCCTAGATGACGAGCAAGAAGCGATTCAAATCCTTTTGCTAGATCAGGAAAGTGATGACGCATTGCTATTAATGGCAATGGGTTTGTGATGTCATTGCGTTATTTATAAAAATGTGTAATGATGAAACCAAGCGTTTCCACTCTACGCTAAATTAGGGTGAGTTAATGGGGTTAAAACATGAAAACGGCAGAACTGGATAACGACAACAATATTGAAGCCATCGACATTGAAACAGACATCAACGATCAATCAGACGATGAGACCAATGCCATCGAAATGGTTGAAGATGACGAAGAAGATGACGAGGATGAAGTTGTTGTATCTATCGGAGAGGAATCGCCACCTCAAGATGAAGAAGTTCGTGCGCCTGCTTGGGTGCGTGAATTGCGTAAATCAAATCGGGAAAAAGAGCGGAAGATACGCGAACTGGAAGCAAAGCTAAATACGACAGCAACTGAGACCAAGCCGGTTGCACTAGTAGCAAAGCCAACGCTTGAAAGTTGCGATTATGATTCCGACGAGTACGAACAAAAGCTTGCTGCTTGGTATGAGCATAAACGCGAATACGATGCAGCCGAAGCCAATGTAGCAGCCCAGCGAGATGCTGAAGCTAAAGCATGGCAGGACAAGCTTGATTCCTATGCGAAGGCGAAAGCTTCGCTAAAGGTGCGGGACTATGACGAAGCTGAGGCCACGGCTTTAGATACGTTTGACGTAACGCAACAAGGGATAGTTCTACAAGGCTCTGACAACCCTGCTTTGCTTATCTACGCAATTGGCAAAAGCACCAAGCGAGCTAAGGAACTTGCAGCAATCACCGACCCCGTGAAGTTTGCCTTTGCGGTAGCAAAACTGGAGACTCAGTTGAAAGTAACTAACCGTAGGGCATCAACCGCGCCAGAACGTACAATCACCACAAGCGGTGGGCGTGTGTCTGGCTCCATTGATTCACAACTTGAGCGGTTGCGTGCTGAAGCCTTGAAGACCGGAGACTTATCAAAGGTCATGGCTTACAAGCGTAACAAAAAGAAAACCTAATTTAGAAAGAATAGGGAATTAAATATGGCTAACGCTTTTTCGAAAGAAGAAATTGTTGCTTTTGAGGACATCCTCGAAGGCTTCAACGATGCTTTGATCCTGTCAAAGAACATCAACG